TTCATAAAGACTGCTAGTGGGTTCAGCGTTGAGCCAATAGTGGTAAAAATTAACTCATACCTGAACACTATACAGTCAAATAATGCCTAATGTGGTATTATTTGGTACATGGGACTTGAAGTAGTAAGAGATAAAAGTAATTTTGGCATCTATGTATGGCTCCTACCAGAAGGTGGAGTCTTCAAAGATGATGACGATAATGTTCTTAATATTCCATCTGAGCGTGGTGACATTACAAAGATGGCTGAACTTCGTAAAGCAGCAGCACATTATGGTCAACCAGACGGTCAAGCAGTATTCATTCCTGGTATTGGGCGGGTAACAGAAGAAGAATACCAAGAAGATAAGTACCGCATGGAAAACGGTTTATTAAGTTATGGCGACACAGGAGCGTGGAGAGATGCAGCAAGAACCAGAAGAGACCTGGATAGATAACGTTGGCCTGAGTAAGGCCATGAATCCAGAATCATTTATCCCTGTAGATAAAGATGATTTTAATCAGGATGCCGATACAATTCTTAATCTTAATGGTCTATCACAAAATTTCAAAAGATCTGTTAGGCGTAAATTAAATAAAAGCCTTATAACTGCAGGCGGAGAAATTGTAACAGCAGAAGATAACATGTATGCTGGAGATGATGCTACATCTAAGCAAATTATTCCAGATAAGTATGGATACGGCATCTTTGATGTTGTAGAGCCTCTTTATAATCCTTATGCATTGGCTAAGATTTATGAACTATCTGCCCCCAACTACTCAGCAATCAATGCTAAGGTGGCAAATATTGTTGGTCTGGGGTACGACCTATTACCCACCCTTAATGTTATGGAGAAACTTGAGTCTATCTCAAGTACAGAAGAACTTGGGAGAGTAAGAAGAAATCTCGCTCGTCAGAAGCATCGCGTAATTGATTGGCTAGAAACAAGAAATGACGATGATACCTTTACCATGACGCTGATGAAGGCCTACATTGATGCAGAGTCAACGGGGAACGGGTACATTGAAGTTGGAAGAAAGACAACTGGAGAAATTGGTTACATCGGTCATATCCCTGCTCCTACAATGAGAGTACGTCGTTTAAGAGATGGATTTGTTCAAATTGTTAACGGTAAGGCTGTATTCTTCCGTAACTTCCAAGGTGAAGAAAAGAATCCTATTACTAACGACCCTAGGCCAAACGAAATAATTCATATCAAGAATTACACTCCAACAAATACTTATTATGGCCTCCCTGCAATTGTTGCTGCTAAAAATGCTATGGCAGGAAATGAATTTGCCTCCCGATTTAACCTGGAGTACTTTGAGAATAAGGCTGTGCCACGTTATATTTTCTGGCTTAAGGGCGCAAAAATGTCACGGGCGGCAGAGGAAAGATTGTTTGAATTCTTCCAAGGAAACTTGCGCGGACAGTCTCATAGAACAGCCATTATTCCTATTCCTGGCGACACCCCAGATCATAAGGTAGAAATGAAAATGGAACCTATTGAGACCAATATCCAGGATTCATCATTTAATAACTATAAAAAGATGAATAAGGATGAAATCCTTATGGCTCACCGCGTCCCTGCTTCAAAAGTAGGATCTACAGAAGGAATTGGTTTGGCGGCGGCTAGAGAAGCAGATAGAACCTTTAAGGAACAAGTATGCAGACCAGCCCAAGATGCATTAGAAAAGAAAATCAACAAGATAATTGCTGAGAAAACTGATGCATTCAAGTTTGAGTTTAATGAACTCACCCTTACTGATGAGGAGACAAGATCTAAGATTGATGAGCGGTACCTGAGGATGCAAGTTATTGTTCCTAATGAAGTAAGAGAACGACTTGGAATGTCTACCCTTCCTAGTGGAGACACCCCCGTTGTTCTTAATGCTCAAGCACAAGCAGAGCAAACTGCACAGTCAACAAGAAATAGAGTAAGAGATCAACAGCGTGCTTCAAATGCTCCAGATAACGATGAGTTAGGAAGAGCAACCCAAGGAGAAGGTAGGCAGCAAAATTAATAAAGTTAGATATAATATAATTTAATTGTTATGATTATTAATAAAGCACATTTCGATGTAGATGGAGACAGTCTCCGTCTTACTATGCCTATTGCTAAAGTAGATGAAGAACGTAGAGTAGTTAGCGGATTCGCCACCCTGGACAACATAGATCGTCAAGGTGACATTCTTTTATCAGAAGCATCAAGAAAAGCCTTTGAGAATTTTAGAGGAAATGTCCGTTTGATGCATCAACCAATTCCTGCTGGAAAAGTTATTTCCTTCCGAGAAAATTCTTTCTATGATCAAGAAACTGGAAAAACGTACAGCGGTATATTCGTTGACGCATACATCTCTAAAGGTGCAGAAAATATTTGGCAAATGGTTCTAGATGGTACCCTTACAGGTTTTTCAATCGGTGGCAGAATTGTAGATTTTGAAAATAAGATGGACGATCAAGATGCTGATAGTGGCGCAGTAAGGGTTGTAAAAGAATATGAACTTATGGAACTCTCTCTAGTTGACAGCCCCGCCAATCAATTTGCTAACATTTTCTCTATTCAAAAATTAGGTGATGAAATCGTTACATCTGGAATTGCAACAGAATTTTCTACAGAAAATGTTTTTTGGTGCGCCTCAGACAAGATTGCCTTGACAGAAAAATCTGACTCTGCGGACTGCCCAGTTTGCCAAAACTCTATGAATGAAATCGGTTGGGTAGAATCAACGGATGTAAAGAAGAATGAAGAGGTTGGAAGACTTGTAGATGGCTTCATTTCAAAGGCAGACTCAGTAAGAGTAGGAGATTTTGTATCATGGGGTTCAAGCGGTGGAACGGCTAGAGGAAAGGTAGAAAGAGTTGTACGATCAGGCTCTATTGATGTTCCTGGCTCAGACTTTACCATTAACGCAGAAGAAGGAAATCCTGCTGTTTTAATTAGAGTTTATCGTAAGGGTGCCGATGGATGGGCTCCTTCAGATACAAGGGTTGGTCACAAGATGAGTACTCTTAGAAGAATCTCTGCTCTAAGTGCTAAGATGCACGATGAAGACATGGAGGACGAGGATCTAGAAAAAGAAACAGTAACTAGTGAAAATACTCCTGCTCGTAATGCACAGCAAGGTTTGCCTGGAGGAATTCCAAAGGCTCCACGAAAGAAAAAGCGTATGTACCGCAAAGATGAAGGTATGGTTAAGTCTGGAGACTATGTAGTATTTTCAGACAATGCAAAACTTTCTAAGGGCCGTGTGGATGTTATTGATACAGAGAAAGCAGCGGTTAGAATTTACAAAGAGGTGGCGGATAACAAGTTCCAGCCAACCAATAACATCGTAACTAAAAATATTACAGACTTAACAAAAATTAAGGTTGCAAGTAAAAAAGCATTAGAGAAGTCATTATCAAATGAAGATATTGATCATCTAAATACCTTAATTTCTCAGCATAATGAAAAATATGGTAATGTTGATTCTAAGAATGTCTCATTCGATATGCTGCGTAAGGTTTTTGAGCGCGGCATAGCAGCATTTAAGGCTAACCCAGAGATGCAAAAATCAGATGAGTATTCTCCTGAGCAATGGGCGTATGCAAGAGTTAATGGATTCTTGCAGGCGGTAAGATCAGGAAAGTTCAACAACAGACCATATGACACAGATTTGTTGCCAAAGGGTCACCCATTGTCAACGAAAAAGTCAGATAATTCAGAGGAAAATGAACTGGCTTTACAAAAACGAGAAGGAGGTGTTGAAATGGCTGACAATAATACAAGCCATGAAGAACTTGACACCGCCGAGGCAACAGACGAGACTTCTGAGGAAGTAACGTTTGAAGTAGAAGAAACTGTAGAGGACGTAGTTACGGAAGCCCTTGCTATGGCTAAGTCCGATGGTGTTGAGGCTGAAGTTGCCGATGATACCACCTCTGAAGTTTTTGACATGGAAAAGGCCCTTGGCGAAGTTAAGTCTTTCGTAGAAGAGACAATTACTAAGTCCATTGAAACTAATACCGAATCACTTGAAAAGTTCTCCAATGCAGTAGTCGAACTTGCTAAGGCAGTTGACGAAAAGATTGGTCAACTTCAATCAAAATATGAAGAGGTTACCAAAAGTTTAGCCGATCTTAATTCTGCTGCTGTAGAAATCGCTAATCGCGTGGAATCAGTAGAAGAAGAAACGGCAATTAAGAAGTCTGGCGAACTGGAATCCAGTATCCCAGAGCAACCCATAATGAAGAAATCAGTATGGGGCGGACGCTTCCTCAGTTCCGCAGAAGTATTTAACTAATTAATTAAAGAAAGAGAGGTGCAAAGAAAAGCATGAGTGACGCAATTAATAAAGCCGCTGCCGCAGTAAATGTTGGTACAGGTGCAATCATCTCAGATCTCGCTTCAAGCGGTGATATGGAGAACTTGACCACCAATCCACTAACACAAAACGGCGGTGTGCTACTTCCAGAACAATCCCGTCGATTCCTTGACTATGTGTTTGATCAGATGGTCTTGGGTAACGATGGGCGTAGACAAGTCATGCGTTCAAATACCGCTGAATTCGATAAGATTCAGGTTGGTACGCGCTTGATCCGCAAAGCATCACAAGCAAGTGAAAACATCTTTGATGCTGGTGCAGGCGAAACAGGTTTCGCAAACCGTGGCGCACAATTCACCAAGGTTGAAATTGTCACTACTAAGTTCCGCTTGGACTACGAACTCTCAACTGAGGCACTTGAGGATAACATTGAAGGCTCCGCCCTTGAAGATCACATTGTCCGCCTAATGGCTGGCCAATTCGGTAACGATCTTGAAGATATCGCCATCAATGGTCTCGCTGCTCAGGGTACTGCATCATACGCTGGTACGACTTACCCATACACAATCGATGGGTTTGTCAAACTTGCTGATGGCGCTGCTGGTGGTACTCACTTTGGTACCGCTGCAACCCTTACCACAGCATCAACATTCTTCACCGCTGCTACCACCGCAGGTCAACTAAAGAGTGGTTCAGCAATTGCCTTCTTTGAGCAACTGTACAACGCATTGCCCCGTAAGTTCAAGGCTCGTCGTCAAGAGTTGAAGTTCTATGCTTCAACAAAGAACGTACAAACCCTACTTACAGATCTCCGCGCAATTGGTTCAGGCGGCGTTCCTGAGGATATCGCTTCTGGTATCCTTCGTGGCGCACAGCCTCGCGTTGGCGGTCCTGCTGGTATGACAACCTCCATCTTCGGTATTCCCGTGATGGAAGTTCCACTATACCCAGACCACTACGTTGACCTTACGTTCCCACAGAACAGAATCTGGGGCTTCCAGAGAGATGTTACTGTACATCGTGAGTTCAAGCCAAAGAAAGACACAGTAGAATACACAGTTTACGTCCGTATGGGCCTCAACATTGAGGAACTTTCCGCAATGGCTAAGGCTAACGCCGTAACTGGATGATAACTTAATAGTTCTTGGTTAGGGGGTCGCATACGCGGCCCCCTTTCCATATTCCAAAATATAGTAAAATATAAATAATTAAATCATGGCGGTGCTGAATGCTTGAATATTTAAGAAAAGATAACTCTCCGTTAACAATATCCTATACGGCGAGTTCATACGCTACTAATGTGTATTTTGAGGCCTATGACCTGGATACAGAAGAGTTTATCCAAAGCGGGGCGGCAACAACTAGCGGGTCCTCTATATATTCAATTACTTTTACAGCAGACTCAACATCATACGATAGAAATATCAAATTAGAAATAATCACAACAAGTTCTGCCAATGCCTACAATGAAATACAAAATATTTCCTTGATAAGACCTTATGCGTCAGTAAGTAGAATTGAGTCTCTGGCTACTATTCCTCCTAATACAGCATCATCTACATTACTTAAATTAGAACGTAGGGCACGACTCAGCCTTAACGCATTTATTGGACATAGTTTTTATAAACTTAAGAAAGATCTAACTGTATACGGCAATAACACAGACGTTCTTACTCTTCCAGAAAATCTATATAGAATAGATAAAATTTATGAAGACGATTTACTAGTGTATGAAAGAGATAATTCAGACGTTCAATTAGAATATCCAATAGAAATTGCCGACTCAAAAAATAGAATTAAGATTGTTAATACTTCATCTAAGAGTAAAGACACGGCAGAATCACCTATATTTTCAGTATTCTATTATCAAGGTGTATTCAAAAAAGATCATGCCTACAGAATAGATGGGATATGGGGCTGGGACTATATTCCAGCCGATATTGAGCAAGCGACGGCATTACTAGTAGAAGATTATTTATGCAATGATTTCAATATTAGAAACAAAAATATTGCAGAACTATCCAACGACTCATATGATATTAAATATGGCTCAGATTTCGCCACAGGCACAGGAAACCTTGCTGTAGACAACCTTATTGCTCATTATAAAGAGCCTAGATATTTGGTGATTTAATGTCTGGGTGTATTAGTTCAACAGCCTATACAATGAAAGCCGATATTTATTCTGCTTCTGTTACTCAGGGCGCGGCGGGTGAAGTAATAAGAACTTGGGTCAAGGAAGAAACTATAGACTGTTATGCCAGAGGTATTCTGCGTAAGGGTGTAGGTGAAAACTCAACAGCATTTGAAATTAATAATTATGTAAATATTCTTAATTCTATGGTCAAGGTAAGAACTAATAAAATTATTCCAGCAGATAAAAGAATCGTAAACATCAGAAACGATTATGAAACTGTTTATAAAGAAGGACAAGACCCATCTTCTGCTGGCGGCGTAGGTGGAGCAACCATCTTTGAGCCAAGAGGTAGCACCCCAATAATCAATTTTGACGGCTCAGTAATAGAGTATGAAACCGTTCTAATGAGGCAAGAAATTCAACGCCTGGATGTTTCTTAATGGCGTTAAAAGTTTTTAACACAGATAAATTTGCTGAAAAAGTTATGGCCCTATCTG